AGTGGCCGCCGTGCACTTCGTCGTTGGCAAACTTATTCCACAAAGAGGGTCCAAAGTAGTGCCATCTTTAATTTACCAACGGGCTTCTTCACAGCCAACTTTTTAGTCGCCGCACCCTCCTTATTTTAAAAACATAAATCACAATCGTTTTTAATTTTTCGGAGAGAGAATAAGAGATGACTAATATTAGCAAAAGCAAAGAAGGTGTCAAAACCGTGGCCACCCACGGACAGTGGGAAGACAACAACGATGAGAAAGCAGCGCACGGTGGATTGCGTCACAACACCGTAAAAGGTTCGATTGGTAATACAGCCCCGCCACCTTACGACCTAGACCCAGCGACCATACATTCGACCAAAACACAAGGACAGCGCGATAAGTCCCCAGCAGACAGGAACGGCAGAACCACCAACACTGCTTACGAACAATCAATGAGGATCGACGGACGCGACAAGTTCCACGACAGATGGACCAGAGCGACAGATGTCACAGAGCAGGCCCCAGAATTTAGACAGCTACAAGAAGCCCTGCCCAAGGTGGCAGAGGGCTTACGTGCGGACATCGAAGAGGCCAGAGCCTCTAAGGGCCGCCGACCAGAGTGGCTGAAATCTCTGGTCCACCTTGACCCATACTCGCTGGCCTACATTGGCCTCCACACTTGTTATAACGCGGTCCTCAGCGGCCAGACGTTAGCCAGTGTGACACAGGAGGTGGGCAAGCTGATCGACAAAGAGTGTCTCAAGTTTGACCTTCTCGAAGGACCAGACGAAAAGACCAACCGAGACAACAAGCGGATCATTGAGATGGTCAGTAAGACCCATTCCAGCGTCGCTGTGCGCCTTAAATCCCTTCGCAACATTGCGACCAAAAACGGGGTCAAAAGCCTCTACTTTGGTATCGCAAAAGACAAGTCAGAGCGGCGTCAGCACCATCGACGCCGAGTGTCCACCTCTGGCCCAATCCTAAGCGCCGTGATGCAACACTGTGAAATCTTTGAGAAGACCACAGTCATGACAAAAGCCAACATGAGCAAAACAACCCTGTCGTTTACGCCAGAGGCCGAGGCCGCACTTGAGAAGTCCGCTGCCTACTTAGAGTGGATGGAGCCACTCCTAAAGCCAATGGCAATGGCCTTGCCCAACCCTTGGACCGACTTTCACAGCGGTTGCTATGATGACCCATTTTTGGCCTCTGGTGTCAAGCTGGTGAGGAAGGCCACCAGAGCACAGGAGGAGGCCATACAGCACCAGTTTACAAAGGGCGAACCTGAGTACGTTAGGGCGCTTAACGCCCTTCAAGCGACTCCTCTGTCAATAAATGGGCCAATTCTTGAGGCGGTCCAGTGGTGCTGGGATGAACGCAAGCAGTTTGGCAAGTTTCCGGCTCAAGACCTCCCAGAGTTTCCGAGGTTGCCAGAGGACCATGCGTCGATGGACCATGAGCTAAAAGCAGCCATAAAGGAGGACCAAAGGGATTTCCGTAAGACAGTCAAACAGGTTAAAGGTGCGGCTGCTGTTATGCGTCAAGACCTCCAGACCGCCCATGAACTGGCTGTCCACGACTGGTTTGGCATGCCGTGGAACCTCGATTGGCGCGGTAGGTTCTACCCAGTACCGTCTTTCAACTACCATAGGGATGACCACATTAAAGCCCTATTTACGTTTCAACGTGGCTACAAGGTTGAGGGCAACAACGCCTTTTGGCTCAAGGTACACTTGGCCAACGTGGGAGACTTTGACAAGGCCTCCAAGATGCCGCTGCAAGCAAGGGCCGACTGGGTGGACGCAAACAGCGACTGGATACTTGGGATTGCTAAAGACTACCGCAGCCACTTTTTGGAATGGACCGCAGCCGACAAGCCTTTTCAGTTTCTTGCAGCAGCCTTTGAGTACATGAGGTACATCGAGCAAGGCACTGAGTTTGTTGGGTACTTACCGTATTCACTGGACGGCACAAACTCTGGTGTCCAGCACTACAGTGCCGCTAGTAGATCACTGGAGGAAGGTGCCCTGACCAACTTAGTGCCAGCCGCAGAGATGGCCGACATCTACGCGGCGGTGGCCAACAAGGTGACTGCTGCCTTACATGTGTTTTCTGGGGATCACCGCCCGTTTAGCGACAAGTACCCAGACGGCCCAACCAACGCAGACTTGGCCAAGGTTTGGCTGGAGTTTGGCATTGACAGGTCTGTACAAAAGAGGTCTGTCATGACCTTCCCGTACAGCAGCAAGGCTGTCGGAATGGCTGGTCAGTTCATTGAGGACCTCATGAAGCCACTACAGCGCAAGGTGTCTTATGGTGAACTGCCAGAGCATCCCATCGCTAGGACCGAAAAGGAGCGGTTTGTGGCCGCGCGGTTCCTAGCAAACGTGAGCTATGAGGCCATCGTTCTGACACTGCCCAGCGCCGCCGCAGGCATGGAGTGGCTACAGGCGACAGCGAATGTCCTCAGTAGGCAAAACAAGCCAATCCGGTGGACAACACCAAGCGGCTTTCCTGTGGTCCAGAGCTATCAAAAGAAAGATCAACTACAGACACAGATGTTTCTGTTTGACCGCACAGCAGGCCACAGGTCGAGACAGAAGGTCACTCTGGCCATCGAAAGTGGCAAAATGGATGTCCGTAAGTCTGGTGCTGGGGTTGCCGCAAACTTTACTCACAGTAACGATGCGGCGGCCATGGCTCTGTGCATCTGCGACTTGATAGACACCGATGGGGCTGAAGACTTCTTTATGATCCACGACAGCTTTGCAATCAGTGGTGACGTTTGGGACCTTTACCACTCTGTTAGGCGATCTTTTGTCAGCATGTATACCAACCGCTGTGTCTTCTTTGACTTTCAAGAGGACCTACGAAAAGACCTAGACCACCCAAGGGACTTCGAGGAACCAGAGAACGGTGTGCCCCCAATACCACCCAAGGGGACACTGGACCTAGAGGCCATAAAAGACAGTGAGTTCTGCTTTAGCTGACCTTCTGCACCACCTTTAGAGAACCGAAGCGGCTACCTAAGTCCAGCCAGCGAGGTCCTCTGTTTTCTCCCTATCTCCTCCCAACTAGGCCCCCCTTTAAAGGGGGCCTTTTTCTTTAGAAAGACCTAAGCATGTCAAAGAACGACAAGAAGAAACTCATAGATTTTACGACTCCTGTAGGCACAGCTAAGTATCCTCACTTAAACAACCCAGACACAGCTTTCGACGCAGAGGGCAAGTATAAGTCTGAGATACTGTTGTCTCCCGCAGACGCTAAAGGCCTCATGGACCTAATCAACAGTTCAGCCAAAGAAGCCTTTGGAGACGCTGAGTTCAGAGTCCCCTTTCAGAAAGACGAAGAGACAGGCCAAGTGTCCTTCAAAGCCCAATCCAAGTACAAACCTAAGTTCTTCGATGCGTCTGGTCAGGTAGTACCACCAGCGTCTGTCCCAAGAATCGGTGGAGGCTCACAGCTAAAACTAAGGGGCTACTTGAATGTCTACATGATAACCAAGACCAACGTGGGCGTATCGTTAGTTTTACAAGATGTCCAAATCGTGGAAGCCACAACAATGACCAATGGCGCATCGTCTGCCTTTGCCGCTGTTGAGGGCGGAGGCTTCACAGTTGACCTTGAAGAGGTAACAGCGGACGTGGACAACTTTGACTTCTAGGAGGGCAAGGTTCAGAGGAATAGCCGCTGGCTACAGGTCAGGACTAGAAGAAGACATAAGCCACGAACTGTCTGCCCAAGGCATCCCTGTTGTCTACGAAAAGGACAAGGTTGCCTTTGAGTGGCCCAAGCGTATGGCGTCCTATACCCCAGACTTTAGATTGCCTAAGCTAGGTGGTTTCTTTTATTTAGAAACTAAGGGCTTGTGGGTAGTTGCGGATCGTCAAAAGCATGTCCTGATCAAGCAGCAGCATCCAAACCTAGACCTTCGCTTCTTGTTTCAGAATGCAAGAGCCAAACTCTACAAGGGGTCCAAGACTACCTACGCCGACTTTGCTACAAAGAACGGCTTTGTGTGGGCGCATAAGCGTATCCCAGATGAGTGGATCGACGAAATGCTTGCTGGTCTACAACCAAAGTAAACATGGGCTGCCTTAGGGTGGCCCTTTTTTTTCGAGAGTGACGGGAAGGAGAGAGCCTGTGAGTAAAGAACAAGAATCGGAGAGCACCTTTGTGTCTCACGAACCGTGTCCAGAATGCCAAAGCAGTGACGCGAACAGTCTATTCAGTGATGGCCACATGTGGTGCTTCGCCTGTGAAAACTACACACCTCCAGACGGTGAGACCGCAGTGGGCAGCCCAGCGCCACGTAGGGAAGACCGTGACCTAATGGTTGGCGACTATGTTGAGCTAAGGTCACGCAAGCTGACTGAGCAAACTTGCCGCAAGTGGAGCTACATGGTGTCTAAAGACCACTGTGGTCAGCCTGTTCAGATTGCCAACTACAAAGACATGACTGGAAAGACAGTCTGTCAGAAACTCAGGACACCCAACAAAGACTTCCCACAGTTAGGGGACACTAGACACAACGGCCTCTACGGCATGCACATGTCTCGTGATGGCCAGCTAGTCGTCACAGAAGGCGAACTGGATGCAATGAGTGTCTGGCAAGTAAGCAAGGGAAATCGAAATGCAGTCTCAGTCAAGAATGGGGCTAAAGGTGCCAAGAAAAACTTATTGGCCAACCTAGAGTACCTCCAAGGTTTTACTGATGGTCTGGTCCTTATGTTTGATATGGATGACCAAGGCAGGGAAGCTGCCTTAGAGTGTGCCGAGGCCCTACAGCCTGTGCCCGTTAGAATCGCAGTCCTGCCCCTCAAGGACGCAAACGAATGCCTTATGGAAGGTAGGGCAGGAGACATCATTACGGCCATCTCTGAGGCTGAACTGTATGTCTCACCCAACGCCCCCAAAAAGATACTATCGATGATCGGGGGCATAGAACTCAAGGACCCTGAGTACCTTATCGATGGCATCATTGAGGAACAAAGTCTGGTGGGCCTTATTGGCCCGTCCGGCTCAGGCAAAACCTTTGTCTGCCTTGACATGGCCCTAAGCATTGCGCTGGGCAAAGACTACCATGGCCGCGATGTGTCCAAGGGCCTTGTCATCATGAGTGCCGGGGAAGGGCACAGGGGCATCCCAAGACGGGCCGAGGCTTGGTGCAAGCACCACCTCAAAGACATCAACGAGGCGTCTTTAGCTATAACAAGTCGAGCCGTTGACCTCTTCAGTCCAGAGCATCTGTCCAGCTTTTGTAGGGAGATTGACGGCATAGTAGGGGACCACGGCAATCCAAAGATGATCATCGTAGACACTGTGGCCCGACACATGGGCGGCAAGGACGAAAACAACGCGACAGACATGGGTGCCCTAATCAGGGCAGCCGACAAACTCAAGGATGACTACGGTTGTTCTGTGGTCCTAGTTCACCACACTGGCCATGCCTCCGAAAATAGGGCGCGTGGTTCCACAAGCTACAAGGGCGCACTGGACACAGAAATTCTAGTGAAGCCTGACGACGAAACTGGTGTCTTTGTTAGCTGCGAGAAGCAGAAAGACGGCCCACCTTTTAAACTAATGATGTTCACCAAGACGCCTGTTGAACCTTCTATGGTTCTCACCGTTGACGACATCCCCTTCTAAAAATCCAACAAAAGTAAAGCAAAGGAACCACCATGCGTGGAATCTCAGAAACATCGCGTGAAGCGTTGGCTGAAGTCGATCTCCAGAAGAACCAATCTCTGGTCTTTTCGGTCATTCAAGCGGCGGGTCACAAGGGCTGCATCAGCGCCCAAGTGCAGCTTGCTCTCAAGCACATGCCCTACGGCTCAATCACAAACCATTTCGCCTCACTAAAGGACCAAGGCTTGATCGAAGTGATCGGGAAGAGGCCCGGTCCAACTGGGCGCAACCAGCAAATCTTCAAAGCAAAACCACAGCCAGCAGCGCAAGGGGAGCTATTCCTATGAGCAACAGCCTAACAATGAATTCCTACCAAGCCGAAGCATCCAAAACTGGCATCTATCGCTGGAAAGTGATCTATCCAGCACTTGGCCTAGCCAATGAAGCTGGAGAAGTCTTGGGCAAAATCAAGAAGATGATCCGCGACAAAGATATAACTTTTGGCGAAATCGCAGACCTCCCCGGCGGCGACAGGGCCGCAATCGCAGACGAGATTGGAGACGTGCTCTGGTACTGCGCGATGCTGGCCAAAGACCTCAACATCAGCCTCAATGAAGTTGCCTACATGAACCTCGAAAAGCTGGAAAGCCGAGCTGCCCGTGGAAAGATCGGTGGGTCTGGTGATGACCGATGAACGGCGGAAGATGGGTCTTTGACCTCGAAAGTAACGGCCTGCTAGACACCATCCACACCATTTGGTGCATCGTGTGTCGCAACGTAGACACAGGCGAGGTACGAGAGTACGGCCCAAGCGACATAAAGCATGCCTTAGAACTCCTTGCGAATGCTGATGAAATCATTGGCCACAACATCCTCGACTACGACATACCAGCCATTCAGATCGTCTACCCCGGCTGGACATACAAAGGTAAGGCTACGGACACTCTAGTCCTTAGCCGCCTGATATATGGCGACCTGTTCAACGATGATGCTACACGAAACTTCAGCCACGATAGGTTCCCAAAGAAGCTGTGGGGCTCACACAGTCTGAAGGCTTGGGGAATGCGGCTTGGCGACTTCAAGGATGACTACGACGGGGGCTGGGAAGCCTTTTCAGATGTCATGCTTTCGTACTGCGTAACTGATACTAAAGTCACTGATACGCTCTACAAGAAACTGATGAAGACTGAGCCGTCTCAGAAGTCGATTGACCTTGAGCATCGCATGGCGGCCATCTGTAAGGAGATTGGCAACAACGGATGGACTTTTGACAAAAGTAAGGCAACCGCACTTTACGCATTGCTTGCTCAAAAGCGGCATGAGATCGAAGACAGTCTTAAGGACTTGTTTGAGCCTTGGACCG